TTGGGCGCGTAGGGATCCACCGGTTTAGGCAAGACCGCTTCAAACGGATGTGGGCCAGCCTGCGCAGCCGTAGCCACCATGACAGGGGCAGCGGTAGCCGTAGGCACAACGGCAGGTGTAGAGGCCACAGGATGGCCTGCATTCGCCGCCGCCAGGGTCTGGCCCCAATCCTTGAAGTAGCCCCCGGCCACGATCTGCTGACACACCGTGACCGGCACCACCAAGCGCGTGGCCTGTTGGCTGTAGCACTGGCAGCGGTCTTTTGACTGGACACACGCCGCCGGATAAGGCGCATCGGTGGGCTTGGTCAGCTCGTCGTAACGCGGCGCGGTTTGCGGAAAGCCCTCCAGGCGCGGCTGAAACGAGGCGACAAACGCGGCGGGTGTCAGCACAGGTGTGGCCGCGCCTGGTGCGTTTGCCATGGTGCCGGCCGGCACAGATGTGGGCGCGGCCTGCGATTTGGGCGCGGCGTTTTTCATCAAGGCTTTCCAGCCGAAGTAGCCGAGCAGCGGGATTGCCAACACACACACCGCCAACACGATGACCTGGCGCGGAATCTTCACCTTCGCCGTGTCCAGCGAGGTCGATTGATACCAGGTGTAGACCTCTTTCGGATACGGCACCATCTTGACCTGGCCGGTAGCCCCAGAGCCGTTTTTCTGTGGCTGGTCGGTGACCGCAGCCCATTCGATCACCGACACCAGGGGCGCACCGCTGGCCCGCTTCAAATGCTGGTGCCAGCCAGGCGAGCCAATGAGACGCCGCACAAAGGCGTCAAGGTTCATCGGGTGTTGCGTGATCAGAAAGAAGTCAAAACCGCGCCGCCGGTGTTCAGCCAGGCCCTTGACGTACTGCGGCACCGGCGCACTGGCCGAACGCAACGGGAAGTCGTTGTGGCACTCGTCGAACAGGAAGATTGCGCCATCGGGCACGGACTCCCAATCCTTGGCGTCGATCTTGGTCCAACCGAAATCGGCCAGCATTTCAAAGCGCCCGTTGTAGTAGACCGGACGGGACTCTGCAAGCGACTTTTCGCGCACATCGCGCAGGGTCAAGAGGGTCTTACCGGCACCGTTGGCACCTGTGCGCAGGTAGATCATTTCTTAACCCATTTCTTCATCGTGTCGCCGGTCAAACCGCTTAACGACAGACGAATCAGGACAGCCGAGAACACCAAGCTAATGCAGGTGCCGACCTTCATCAGCGAGAGGATGCCGACCATCTCAGGAGGCAGGCCGAGCAAGGCATTAACCGCGCCGGTTTTGAGCCAGCCAATGGTGGCCGATACGCCGGTGTATGTCACCACGCCCACGCCCAGCGCGATCAACACCTTACCAACCAGGTAGCCCGCTGCCTGGATAAGCGCGCCAATAACCAACCGTCCCAACCATGCCATACCTTACCCCCGCGTAACGATGCGAATACACAGCAAAAACGTGACGGCCACCAGCACCTGGCCGAGCCGCACGAACCAATCGTTCAGGATGGAAAACGGCAGCTCGACCGCCTGACCCGCAACCGTGATCGTCATGTCCCTGAGCCCCGCCCCAGCGCCCAGCAACTCGGTTTGGTCAAACGACGCAGCGCTGATGTTCACTGTGCTGTTGCCCTCCAGGTTCTTGGTCTGGTCCCCCGACCCGGCCTGCAACGCCTGGTCAAACGCGGTGAACTCCGTTGCCGTGTCGGACGGCTTCGCCAGTGAACACGAGGTCTCAAAGACATAGCGCGCTTGCGCACACTGGACGGCATCGCCAGAGCAGGCTGGAGCCGCACCACACGCCCCGGAAAAGCTGCCAGCCGTGCAAAGTGGCGAGCTTGGGTTTTCCGCGCAAAAAGTCGTTTTAGGCTGCGTGGTGGACGTGGTGCCGGTGCTGGTGCCGCCGCTGGAATTGGTGGTGGTTGTCGTCGTCGTGGTGGTGCAGGTGTCCCCAGTGCAACTCGTTTGGCTTCCGGTGTTGCTTGTGCCGCTGCCGGTACTGTTGCCGCTGCCATCGGTGCCCGAGCTGCTGCCGCTAGAGCTACTGCCGGGCGCACTGACGGTGCCAGGATCGACACACACCGTCACGCCATTGACCGTGCCCGGCACCTTGCCGCCCGAGCACGATGAAGGGGCGCCAGAGGGTGCGCCGGTTCCCGTGCCGGTGCAAGTAGTGCCATCAGCGGTGAACGGACCAAAAGTGCAAAAGCCGTTGTTTGTGCCGCCATTCATGCTCGCCGTGCCAGACCAACTGCCGCGCATGACGAAGCCCTGATAACACATGGCCATTGTGGGCGTCCCCAAGCCGCACAACTCACCGTCTTTGCCCAGGTTTTTCGCAATGTCCTTTGCCGTATCCGCAGGCGTGGTGGCGGTCTGCACCATCGTGGCCGAAACAGACCAGGTGTAAATTTGCGGGTTGGTCAACGTCTTGTCCCAACCTCGATAGTTGACCACGCAAGCGGTAGCCGACGTCAGCCCGCTACTCGTGACCTGGTACACAAAGTTGCCGCTCACGCCCCCAAGATCGGTGCCCGTCGCTGAGCCGTATGCAGCACAAGCGGTAGCCGCACTGTCATAAACGCCCGTGCGTGCCGCGTTACGAGCCGCACCGGGAAACGATGGCACATCAGCCACCGCAGCCCAGCCCCAACTGGCCGCAGCGTGGGAGAGCCCGCCCGTGCCGAGCAACAACGCAAACAACACTACGCGGTAAAGATGAGCCATGCAGCCCCCAGCACAGCAATGACGACAAACAGGCCCATGGTCTTTTCCTCGGTTAGCAATGAGCCCCGGACGTCTCCGAGGCGCATTACTCACCGTCGATCAAGACAGGGCCGAGCGCACCCACTTGAAGGCTTTGACGGCCACCACGATGGCCAACACAGCGCCGCCGACCAAGGCGATGGGCGCGGCTTGTGCGCCGATTTCGGTGACGGTGGTGGCAACGTCGATTGCGTCAGCGTGAGACACGGCAGCGGTGCCCATGGTGGCGGCCAAGAGGGCGAGTTTTTGCAGCTTGTTTTTCATGATTTTTTTCCTTTGGTAGTTTTGGAATTGGGCCAACAGCGGCACCGGTAAGCCCCCCAGACAGAGGCTTAGCGCTGGCGTGTCAGTCGTCTTTGCTGATCGGGTTTTCGTCGACACGGGTGGCGCGTATGAGCATGCGAAAGCCAAAGCCCACGACCCATACGCCGAGCACCGCCAGGGCGATTTGCGCGCCCCCTGTGGCGTCGAGTTGCAGCGGTGGCAGGGCCAGCTCATGCACCACCGTGACGGTGCACGCGCTGGTGCAATTGATCGTTGCGGGTTCAGCCACGCAGGACCTCGCGCATCGTGGATTGCAGCCAGGCCATACCCAGCGCCCAAGCGAACAGGACGCTAAACAAAAGCGCGGTGGCGAACGCGAGATCGTCAAACATCGGTTACCCCTCTAAAGACGGCAGGCGGTGCAGCTCTGCCAGGTCAACGACCAGAGGCCGGTGGAACGGCTCGGTGTGGTCTTCGATCAACTGTGCGCAGGATTCGAGGTCTTCCACCACACCGGCCTCACGAAGCAACATCACCCATTCCGGCTGACCATCTTCAAAAGACGGTGCCAAGAACTGGCCTGTGGTGCCGGACTGGATGACGTAGCGGCTCATTACGCGGCCTTGGCGGCGGGTGCCGTAGGTGCAGGGCGGATGCCAACCAACGTCAGCTTGGAACTGTTGTCAGCACCGGCCACCACGTCGAATTCGCAGTCGCACACGATGCCGCCCAGAGGCCATTTTTCTTTCAAGTGGGACCACTTTTGAAACTCGGTGCTGTCACCGAATTTGAAGGGGCGTGTGACCACACCAATGCTTTCGCCGTTACTGCTTTGGCCCAGGTCCACCGACAGGTGGAACGTGGTGCTGTCGTAGGGACGGCCTTCCATTTCGCCCTTGCTGGACTTCAAGCCGTGGAGCACGGCGCGTGATTGCATCTTCATTTTTTACCTTTCTTGCGTGGCCTCAAATTGGCTGTAATCCGACACGACCGAAGCCGGAGCCTGTAACCCGTTTGAACGCTTTTTCGTAAGCGCCCTTCACTTCCGATTCACTGAATTTCTGTAGGCGACCTGGTGCCTTTTTGTTAGTGACCAGTTCAAGCAATTGATCAAGGCCGAGGTACTTCACGGCCAGGGCCATGGACGGCGCAGCGGTGTTTTCAAGCCATCGCACACTGCGCGACACTTCGGCCAGGACGGTTTCAACGGCCACGCGGGCGACCAGCTTGACCGGTTCAGGCTGGACCACTGCTCCAGCTTCACCAAGGGCGTTTGCATGCCATTCGCTGGCCCCTGCAAAAGCTGCAGAGGGATTGCGTAGGAGGCTCGTCTCCAGCACGCGGAATTTGTTGCCATAGCGCAGCTCTGCGCGCATCCAAGGGCTGTTGTCTTTGGGGCCAAAAAGCTGGTGGCCCTTCTCGTAAACATTGGTTTGCTTGCCCGCCTCTTTCGAGCCGAAATAGAAGGAGCGCGCCCGGTCATTGGCCCAATCTCCGACGATGTTGGAGCTGGGGCATCTGCCGTTGTGGTTCATCAAACCAGCCTTGTAGTCGCTCCAAACACGCGCCATGCCACCGGCCATACCGTCGAAAAAATCGAGCGCCAAATCGATGCGCGTGAGCACGGCATCGGTACTGTCTACGATGCTGGCAATCCGGTGATTGAAGCCAGGACGCGCAAAGGTGCACGCGGTGCCGTAAACGTTGCAATGAATCGTATCGGCCTGCTTTTGCTGCCGTGGGCTGTCGCCGCTGGCAAGAAAACCGACCCAGCCGCACTCGACCTCATTGCGCACGATGGACCAGCGGAACCTGTAAAAGTCGTGGCCCTTGCGAAGCTCTGGAAACACCGAGAAATCAGGCCCTAATGCTTCACAGACCTGATCGGCCAAGGCTTGCGCCTGTGCGCTGGCCGCGAAATCAGGGTCAGGAATGGACTCCAGGATTTTGTGCAGGTGCTTCACCCGGTTGATATCCGTTTGCCACTCCAGGCTCTTGACCGAGGGGAAAAGCGCCTCAACGCTAGGCGTAGGTGCGTTGCGCAGCTTGCAGGTGA